ACTAAATAACTAGCTGTAATAGGTGTAATAGGGCTTAATGTGCCTGAAGATGTGAATGTGTGTATTTGTTTACCACCTGAAGTAGTAATTGTGCCACCTACGAATTTAGGTGTAGCAGATGTGTAAGATATGATGACTATGCCTGAACCGCCAGAAACGCCAGCAAAATTTCCTCTACCTCCGCCTCCGCCACCGCCAAGATTAGCAGTTCCTGCTGTGCCTGAACCTGAACCGCTACCTGCTCCACCGCCACCAGAACCTCCGCTACCGCCTGTTCCAGCATTGGCTGAATATCCGCCTCCACCTCCGCCACCGCCAGCATAAGTTACAGATGAACCTGATATAGAAGAAGCAGAACCATTACCACCATTACCTCCAACACCTGTGCCTGGAACAGGGCTACTACTAACTGAAGCATTTGTGCCTGCTGCACTTGCTCCACCGCCACCACCACCTGCTGTACTACCACTATTTGTTCCTGTACCACCATTATTTCCTTGGCCTACAGTTCCTGTTCCGCCAGTCCCATTTCCACCAGAAGAGGAGCTACCTCCGCCGCCTGAACCTCCATTTGCGCCATTTACTTGTGAACTATCGCCACCACGACCACCGCCTGTTGAAGTTACTGTACTAAGACCTGTGCCAGATATAATTGAATTAGAACCTGATGTTGCTGTAGCTCCACCTGCACCTACAGAAATAGAGTATGTATTTAATGTAGATAATGTAAACGTAGAAGTTAAAAGACCACCACCACCGCCACCACCATGAGCATAAGATGAACCTCCTGTAGTTCCGCTACCACCACCACCTGCTACTACGAGATAGTCAGATACTACTTTAGTTTTATCTGCGGCTGATAGAATACCATAAGCTCTTGCGGCTTGTACGGCTAGTCTTGACAATAATGACATTGTTAATTCCTATTTGAATTGTGTTTGAGCTGCGAATACTGTAAATGTTGCTGAACCTGTCTTCACGATAGTATATGAGTAAGCGTCAATTCCTGAAGCATTACCGCTTGACCATGCTGTGCCACCTTGATATTTAGGTGTGACAGATGAACCGTCAATAGTGACTGCATTATTGTAATATGCAGTTGCACCTTGTGATACTAAAAATACAACTGTGATAGCTTCACCTGTAGCCATAGCTGTATCTAAAGATGTGCCACTTGATCCTCTGAAATTTACAGTCCAATTCGCACTTGCATTTGTTGTATAGTATAACACAGACTGTGTAGTTACATCATAATTAATAGTGCCTGTGGCTGCAGTTGCAGATACTGTCACCACCTCTAAAGCGTTTGTAAATTTAGATGCTAATACTGAAGATGTACCTGTAAATATTTGTTTAGGTGTAAATGTATTTGTACCTGTATAACTTGGAATGTCTGTGCCAATAGCAAGACCTAAAGCTGATCTAGCTGAAGATGCTGTACCTGAACCTGTACCACCTGCTGTAAGAGGAATAGTGTCTCCACTTACACCTGACTGCAAGTCTTTAATTTGTGCCATTAGAGTTCTAATAGCATTATTTATACCTGAAGGTGCGCATCCTTCATCAATATCAATACCTGCAATGTCTGTGTTTAAGTTTGCGCCAGCACTTGTTGAGTCGTACTGACTAATTTTATCTTTTGCCATTTTTTACCTCGTAATTAAATTTGTGACCATGTATTGCTACTTGAACTTGATGCTGTCCATGTGTCTGAACTTGGAGTAATATCAGTCCATGAACTAGCTCCTGCTGTTACTTCTGTCCAAGTATCGCTACTTGGTGTTACATCATTCCATGACTCTGATCCTGGAGTGGTTGGAGACCATTCTTCTCCTAATATCTTACCTAAACCTGTTACTGTAGCATTGCCTGTAATGTTTCCTAGGCCCAATAGTATAAAATTTGGGTTACCTACTAAACTTGCTGTACATAGAATTTCACCATCACCAGCATATTCAACACCACCAAGGCCTACTAATAAAGCATAACCCTCTATAGAACCGTCAAATGTTCTAATTCTGTCACCAGAACCTGTGACTGTGGCATCACCTGTAATAGAACCTGTAGATAGTCTATAACGAACACCATTTCCTGTGACAGTAGCATCTGCTGTTATTGCTCCAGAGCTTGTATAAATAGCGCTAGGACTTCCAGAAACGCTTGCTAACGCATTTATTTCACCTGACCCTACTGCTACCCTATTACCTGCTCCAATGACTGTGGCAAAGCCTGTAATTGCACCACTATCAAATGTAATTCTTGATGCTTCACCTTCTAATTGAGCATTAGCAGTAATTGCACCTTGACCTGTAGATACACGAATACCATTTCCTGATACTGTGGCATCACCGGTAATAGCACCTGTGCTTGTTCTTAGTCTTACTGCATTACCTGTTACACTTGCATCAGATGTAATAGCACCTGTGGATAAATTAATACAAGCTGCATTAGTCCATAATGGATCATCTAGCGAAATAGCTAGACTATCCAAACTACCAAATGCGTCTAATTGATCTAGTGTCCATGGCCCACAAATAGTAGTACCATTATCATAAAATGTATTATCTAAACTATATGGTACATTTTCCAAACTACCATAAACGTCTAGTTGCTCTAGCGTCATTGGTACTGGCATAATTTACCTTAAGCTAATGTTACTGAGACTGAACCTACTGCGAATTTAAAAATGTCGCCTGTGTCAATTGCTTTTGAAGTAGTTAATGGTGAATGATATAAAAGGTTACCACCTGAAGCAGCATCATTAATACCAAAGTATGCAACTGTTCCCCATGATCCTGTGGCTTGTGGGAATTCTACTGCAGCGTCATTTAATATTTGACCTGAAGTACCTGAAGCTGTAGCAAATGTAATTTCAGTTCTTGCATATCCGTTACCTGATACTTCTGAACCGCTACCTGCATCTGTAGGATCTGTTGTCCATAGTGATACATATACATTAGCTGGTGCTGTGTATGTTGTACCATTTAGAGTAGCATTTAAAAGTGCGTTCTCTAAGTAATTGCTCATTTCTGCCATAATATTGTCCTTATCTTGGTGTTACGCTTAGTGAAGTGTATGGGTATGTTTGGCCCAAGTCGCTTGTCTTAATGTTTGCAATTGCTCTGTCATATAAAGCTGACCATGTTTGAATACGTCCATCATTCATGAGGTATGGCTCTGCTTCCGCTAGAGTTGCATATAATAAAGCGTCTGGGTAATTAGCTAGATATAAGTTACTAGCTGTTGATGTTGAAATAAATGTAGGTTGTCCATAATAAAGTATTTGAACAGTCATTGTAGAGTCAAATATTGGTGCAAATTGAAACTCTGAACCTAACATTGTAAAGTAATATGGCATACCTGAAAGTGTAGTTTGACCATTCTTAAAGAATAGATCAGGACTTTGGTATTCAACTCTAATAACTGGGTTACCTTGTACATGTATCTCTCTTACTTCTAACATGTCACTAGGTAAAGCTATTGTGCCATCACCTGCTGTAGATGTAGCAGTAGCTACTTTAAGCATTTTTTCAGTTCTTAAGTCACGACTCATTCTAATTTGTGCCATTTGAATGAAGTCTGGTATTTGTGAACTTAAGTCTGTGCGAGCCAAATAGTTTTCAACTACTGTCACAAAATTGGAGTAGGTATTTAAAGCCATTTAATTTCCTTAAAGTTTTTTCAGAAAGACAAGGCATCCATTAGCCATGGATACTTGCTTTAGAATGGTAAAACGCTTAATTAATTTTTCACTCCACCATGCTAGTGGTTGTTGAATTAAGTGAGCATTACGACCATCTGGTAAAATTTTTTGTGCTGGGCCTGTATGTATTGTAAACAGCCCATATTTATCTACGACTCTTTGCAAGTCATCTAGTACATTATCTAATAATTCTGGTTCTATATGTTCAAGAACGTCTATACATGTAACAAACTCACATGGTTCAGGTGTTTGACTCCATAGTGGGTTACTTGGTTCATAAGGTGTGTAATTTACTACACATTTTATTGCTTCTTTTAACCTACATTTACCAGCACCATAGTCTAATAAGTTAGTAATGTTATGGTTTTTAATAATTTCATCAACAATAGGTGCATAAGCAATACTTGCTACACCATATCCAGGGTTTTCATGCAGTTTAGCCTGCATTTCTCTGTATTCGTTAGAAATTAAGTTGCTCAATGACTTCTTTCCAGGTTCTATCGTCTTGGTAAATTAGTCTCATGTGGCGATACCATGGCATGCTTGGTTGTCCGTAACGCCATTGGTGATATTTAGGTACTAAACACCATGTTTTTACACCTAAAGCTGCTGAGCAATGCAATGCTGTAGTATTTACACCTAAAACCATGTCACATTCTGCAATTAATGCTGCAGTATCGTCATAATTTTTTGCGTCTGTTGCAAATTCAAAGTATTTTACACCATCTAATTTGCGTTCTACGCTATAGTCTAGGCTTACTAACACAGTATCTTTGAGTTTTAATAGTGGCTCAATGTCTTCTTGTGTAAGTGTACGGCCTTTAGAGTTATTCCTGAATGTACCACCTTTAGTTGTGATACCAATAACCTTTTTACCCCATGAGTCAAACAATGCACGCCACATTAAACGTTTCTCAGGATCAGCTTTTAGAAAAGGAGTCCCAGGAAAAGACTTACTGTTTGGTCTGAAAAACTGAGGTAGTCCACCAATTGCGCATCTTGCATCAATTGTAGCATCATCTACCCACCTCGCATCTTCTTCTTTACGTGTCCCATATACTTCTGCATTTGGAAAACTTCTTTGAAATAATGTTTCTAACCTACTATCGCATTCAATGTATACTTTCTTACTAATTGCTATAGCATCTGGTACACATGAAGCATAAAATATTTCATCACCTAGGCCTTGTTCACCATAGATAACTAAATTCTTATCCGGTGATCCATCCCACTTAACTTCATCTTTATAAACTATCTCTTTACGGAATTTACCACCTAGTGACTTATCCCATTCTATCCAACCTTTTTCCCATTCACCTTTTGCTAGGTAGCTATGAGCTAGGTTTAATTGTGCGTGTATCTCTTTAGGATCGCATTCTAGGGCCATCTTAGCAGACTTCTCTGCATCATCCCAACGTGACATTTGAACTAATGATGCTGAAGCATTAGAGTATGCCATAGCGTAATTAGGATCTAGTTCAGCAGACTTTAAAAAGTATTTAAGCGCTTCTTCAAAGTTATCCATCTCATGGCATGCACGGCCCAAGGATGTCCATAATGCTTTATTGCCTGGCTGTTCTTGTAATGCTCTACGGAAGTATTGATAAGCAAATGCTGGCTTCTCACCCATAAGCCAGATATAACCTAAGAAGTTTAATGTAGCAGCGTCATTAGGATATACCATTAACACTTCATTAATAATAGGAAGTGCTGTCTCATACTGTTCTTTTTGTATGAGATCATGTATAGCTAACTGTACTTGCTTTAATTCTTCTCTGTCCATCTAGTCCTATAGTGAAACCATATTTTTCTGTATTTAGCTATTCTATCGTAAACTCTTTTGTTTCTATTAGACGTTCTTGTCTTTACTACACGTTTTAAATTACTGAACAAACCTTTAACGCTATATACTATCATCTATTGTCTTTATAGTTTGTTGCCACATACCATTACTGTAAGCCCATCTTGCTAATTCTCTAGGCTCTAATGTATGACCATAGTCATCAAACCATTTGTCTATAAAAGACCAGTCTTGTTTAATATCATCACGTTTAGCACCTGATAACTCTCTCATCTCTGTTAATACTTTATCTAGTTTTTCAGTCATTAGCACTCTGCATGATGAAATGTATATAGGATGAAATTCATTATCACTATCTGATACTTCAGTATAGTCTAAATAGTCTTCAAAAAAAGACTTAACTAATTCTTTTAGTCTTGCTTCCTTATCCATTCTTTGTAGTCAACTTGAGATATGGATAGTTTTCGTTTATTTCTTTAATTAATGCTTTGGTGTGATCTGGGTTATATATATCTATACCTTTTAACTTTAACTGCATTTCCACTACTGGAGGAATGCTAGCAAAGTGCGCCCATTCTTGTTTTACACCTTTATCCCATATTTCAGGGTTATCTCTTGCTTGTTTAATTCTGTCTAACATACCACTCACATCTTGAGTAGAAGTTAGGTAATATGTATCTTTAGCTGGGTCATAGTCAAAGTACTGACTTACACCTGTTACGCTATTGTGATCAAATAATATTGGCATATAAAAATAACAGAGGGAGAATTAACTCCCTCCATTATATCACTACTTAGCTATTAAGCACCTGTATTTTGTACTTTAGCATGTGCATCTGGGTTTTGAACCACTAATGCGTACTCTGCTGTGAGTAACCATTTTGTGCTGTCACCAGTTTTAGCTAATTCTTCTTTAGACATAGGACGTAAAGAAGCTAAGCCAACATAACCAGGATCAATACAGAGAACAGCTTGATCTCTCATGAAACGGTCAAGTTTAACTGTGTGATTACCGAAGTCAGAAACGTAAACGTCTGCTGCGCCAGTAATTGTAGCTTGTGTTGTACCTTGAACATTGTTGAACTTAGTAGCAATACCAGCAAAGCCAGAGAAACGTGCTTTGTTAGTTGCTGACATAAGAATTGTTGATGGCTCGCCACCATCTGTCCAAGCTAATTGTAAAGCTGACTTTAAGTCTGCTTCAATAAATGTTACAGAAGTACCGTCTGTAGGAGCTGCAACTGTACCGCCTGAGAAACCAGGAGTTGTACCAGATGTAGAACCTGTAGCGATAACTCTATTTACGATCCAAGACTCAATACCTGCTGATGTACGAGCTGTTGCTGCGCCACCTGCTGAAGATGCTTGATTACGTACAATAGCATATTCCATGTCACGTTTAAGTTCTTTACCAGCTTTCATAAGTTGGTAAGCAACTTCAGACTTACGACCATACTTACGTACTACGTCATAAGTGTTAGAAATTTGAACTGTCTTACGTGAAATTTGTGTGTAGTTACCTAACACAGTTGTTGCTGCTAATGTTGCGAATGATGCGTCATCACCTTCAACGTTTGCATTAGTTGTTGCTGCTGCTAATGCGTCTGTTTGCCATTGGTGATAAGTTTGGCCGGCGCTCATGCGCTTTGCCATTGATAATAATGGTGTATCTTCTGGAGAAATATCAAAGATAATATCTTCGAATGACTCCGCTATACCTTTACCGGTGTAGCTATTGGTTGCTGATGCTGCCATGATATTTTTTTCCTTTGTAAATTAAAGCATGTTTTCGATAAGTTTTGCTGCTGCATCTGACTTGCCTGTCTTACGTAATTGCTCACGTAATTGACGGACATTAGATGTAGCTTCCGCTTTTGTATCTTTAGCACCTGGTCTCACTACAGGTTTAGCGCTTGATACTTTTTTCTTTACAGTAGAATTCTGTTGAAGTTTGCGCCATTGCATAGCGTCATGCAGTACCTTTACGTGACGTGGGTCAACAATTGAGTTAAGTTCAGCATCTGAAAAACCATACTCTTTGCCTACAGATACTAGTTGTTGGGTAGTCTCTTGACTCCAACCTGGTATCTCTTTAGCTAAGACTGCTTTTCCTTTTGCCACTCTGTCTGCCATCAATTGCGCTTGCTGACTTGCTATTTGTTGCTTTTTGGCTTCAAACTGTGAAACGAGTGCGCTACGTTGTTGTTGTAGCTGGTTATATGTAAAGAAATGTTTTTGCGCTTCCACAAAGTCATTATCAGACAATTCTTGCCAATTAATATTGCTATATTGGTTTAATTGTTGGTCTAATGCTGTGATCTTCGCTACATCATCAATTAACACATTATTAAGTTGCATTTGTTCTTGAAAGGCTTGCTCTTGCATTTTTATCTGCTCGGCATAGG